CAGATTTAGAAGTATCAGGTGGCAATCTACAAGCTAAAAATGCACTGAAGAATAGTCAGATCAACATATCAAAAGCAGGAGACGGCACAATATCTCTAAGCGGTGCAGGATCAGACACCATTAGTGTTTCAAAAACTGATGTAGGTTTGAGCAATGTCACCAATCATGCTCAGGTCAAAAGTGATCTCAGCAACTTAAGTATCAACAGCTCAGACTTAGAAGTATCAGGCGGAAACCTACAAGCTAAGAACGCCCTTAAAAATAGTCAGATATCTATTAGCTCTAGCGGTGGAACAGTCACGCTACAAAATGCTTCATCATCAAACAATAGTTTCACAAAGAGTGATGTAGGTCTTGGCAATGTTGATAACGATAGCACTGCAGATATTAGAGCAGGAACTACAGCTGCTAATGTAGGCTTAGGAAATGTGACGAATGAGTCAAAAGCTACAATGTTTGCAAATCCAACATTTACAGGAACAGTGGCAGGAGTCAGCAAATCTCATGTTGGTTTAGGTAATGTCACTAATCATGCTCAAGTAAAATCAGACGGAAGCAACGCTCCTGACATTCTAAAAAATGATCAGATAACTATTGCGGTAAGTGGCACATCTATAAGCCTAAACAACGCAGGATCAGGATCTCAAACTCTGTCAAAAACAAATGTAGGTCTGACAGATCTTGACTCTTTAGACTCAACAGCAGGAACAAAGCTAGGCGGTATCGCAACAGGAGCAACAAACAACGGCACAACTGTAAACTCAAGCGGACAGATTACAGGAACTCTTGCAATGGCAAGTGGTGGATCTATAACAGTCAACACAAAGATGACAATAGATTTCTCCAATGAAAGGATTTTGGTTCAGGACTAATGTATGACGAATAGAGTAGAGATTGGGAAGCTATCAAATTACAACGCAGGAGTAGATGAGCTCAGGTTTGAGTTTGCTACTGTCAGCTCATTCTCAGGATTAAATAATAACAACACTGCAATAGCTGAGTTTGAGGTTCAAACTGCAGGTAATCTTTTTGTCTTTGCTGATCTGAATTATTTTTTCCAAACTTTTTCAACTACTGGAACATCAAGACAAGCAGCATACAATGCAGCAATAGTAAAAGTTCCTGATCAAGTGACAACTACATTTCAGAAGTCTACTAATGGAACTACATGGACCACCTTTGCAACTGTCACTAGATACGCTGTATTTCAGACTAATGCTTACTCAGCAAATGTCACAACAAACGCTAATCAGTGGAGCTACAATATCTACTCAACAGATAATACCTCACCCTTTCACACTATCATCAAGACCATGAAACATAATGAAGTCAGATCAGGAGTGGCATGGGGGAACGGAACTTTTGAGAGTGATCTTTTAAATACAAATATTGGCAACGGATATTTTGGGACTACCAGTGCTTCAACTTCTTTTTCTGCAGGAACAAATTATGTCAGAGTGCAGATGAGTTCTTCTGATACAGGATATAACAGTGCCTATGACGATATAATGAATAGAAGAGAGAGGAAGATTAGAATCACTCCAACATTCACTATGGGTTCAGGTGTTCTCAAATCTGATGTTGCAGGTAGTCACCAAACAGGAACAGCTTATGGCTTAAAGATCTCAAAATCCAATATTGATGTCACTTCTTGTAGACCTGATCAAGTCTTATTTGATTCTAGGTTCAACAGAACTGGAGTCATATATGGTGGTGGATTTCAGTCAGCTATATCTTCTACAAGCTCAACAGGTGTCAATTTTCAAGGATCTAAAACAGCTCTGACTTATACACCTTTAGTATGGGCAACAGAGGACGCAGTAGATCAGATTGATTCATTTGAAGAAGCAGGTGTATATCCAAACTCAGATCATAATATTGGAGACTATCAAGAGAGAGCTCAGTTTTATATCACAACAAAAACAAATCTTATACCTGCTCAGATGTATCACGATCAATCAAACTATGATCAATCAAGTGATCAAGCAGTTCAGTATGGTAGAAACTTAGTTAGTGGAACTGGCACTGCCAATGACAAAACTTGTAAAAATTTAAACTTCAGAGTCTTAAAAATACCTCTTGGATATGGGTATATGACTGACACTTATTATGGTGATGGCACTAGCACTAACACCAACAGAGTTGTCATAGGCAAATATACAAACTCAAACGCAGGATATAGCAGTGCAGCTAGAGGAATATTTGTTTCTAGGGCAGGGACAAATGTCTTAACCTGCAGTGATGATGAGCTCATATTCAACACGGATCAAGGCGGAGCTACAAGCCTTACAAGGGGTCAGTATCAAACAATGACAGTAAACCTTAATGATGTAGTAAATAACGCTGCAGAACCAACCTCAGTAGCTGTAGTGACAGGAATTACAACTACAAACTCTCCGCAGATCTCATATTCTATTCCTTACACTTTTACACCCCCAACTGGATATCAAGCTGTTGCACCTCAAGTTGCAGTGTCAAATCAGAACACGCAAGGTGGCGGAAGCATTAGCAGTTTTGATTTGAGCTTTTCAGAGTCATTTAACACCTCAACCAATATATCAACAATCACGCTTTCAACATCTACTTCAGGTGCAAGTCTTACAGCAAGTTTAGCACCCGTGAAATTTGATAGCACATTCGCACTTTTTTAATTATGGCAAACAGAGTATCAATAGGCAGAAGATCATCAAGCAACAATGACAGGGGTTTCAATGTCTCAGGATTGCAGTCAGGTAGCCTAACTAATTTCTCTGATGTCACAAGCTCTGCAGCTATTCACAACTTTGATTCTAGTGATGTAGTCGGTGGCGGTTTATCTGTCTTTAAATTTGGTCAAGGTCAGATAGCAACTGCAGGAAGTGAAGCTGTAATTCATCATCAATGGGCAAGTATGGTTATAGATGATAGTGATTCAACAAAGATACCGCTGTTTGCTGTCAGATGGAACTTTGCTTCCGACCTGACTAATGGAAAAGCAACACAAGTCTATCACCCAAATTACTACACTGGTGAACATGAAGAAGAAACAGACAACTGCGAAGATGAGGAAGATGGAGAAGAAAATTGTGAAACAGAAACCTTCTATGTTGATGAAGGTATTTCTATAGTCACCGCAGGTAATGTTTTGAGAATTAAAAATGAGTGTCATGGCGTGAACAGTGATTCCCTGACAAATCAAAACGCAAAAAGTATATACTATGCTTATGTAATCTTTTATCAAGAAGATTTTACAAACGGAAAAGGAATATGATTTGGCATATATTTTATACAGCTTCTACGGGTGAGATCTCATGGTCAACTAGCGGTGACATAACAGATGAAATAAAATCTCACCAAAATTCAGAGTTTGGTTTGTCTTATAAACAAGTCAACCATGACGATATGCCTGACCCTGAATTATATTATCTTAACGATAATACCGATCTGTCTACAAAGAACATTTTTAATCCTACCTTTAGTTCTGATAATTGGACCATTGACAGCACTATAAGCGTCACTGGTTTACCCGCAGGGACAGAAGTTTTTTTAGATGGTGTCTCAAAAGGCACTATGTCAGACACAACACTCAATCTCAATATTAACGAATCAGGTATCTATGTCCTCATGTTTAAAAAAGTGGACTATAGAACTTGGTCAATGAAGAAACATACAGTGAAGGCAACATGAATATAGATATAGAAAAAACAGGCACTACACATAAAGAAAAAAGACAGGCTTATTACCCACCGCTTAGAGAGCAACTTGACGCTCTATACAAAGATATAGAAGCAGGAACTCTAACGAGCAGTGGAGCTTTTGCAACTGTAATAAGGAAAGTAAAAGAAAAATATCCAAAGGAGTAAATTATGCAAGATGGCAGCGGTAGATTCGGTGGTGACATGGACCGAAATGAAGTAGAAATGGATCTCAATAAATTCATGGCAATGATCCAAGAAATATCAGATCTCAAAGACAAGATCAGAGAGCTAGAAGATACAACAAATGTGAACCCTCATCAGAAGTGGATTCACTTAGCAGCAGCGGTAGACTCTTGGAGAATCTTCCCAAGACTATTTCTGACTGTTTATATCATTCTTCTATACTCTACTGTCATGTGGTTTATGGATCTTGAAGCACCAAACTTTGAGCAATCAGGATTGATCTCAGTAGTAGTAGGTGCAGGAGCTGCATGGTTCGGCTTATATGCAGGGACTAGCGGAGCTTCTAAGAGCTTCAAAGGCGAAGAGAAGTAGTGGAAGTCTTTGCTCTTATAGCAGATTTAGGATTGCCGATTGCAGGTAGTTTGGTCATGGCTTACTTCATATTCCTGACCATTAAGCAGCTATTCGGCAACCTAGTCAACGATATTAAGAGCATACAGGGCATTACATCAATGCTCATCACAAGAGCTTCTATAATGAATAACGATATTATAAGGCTAGATACAAGCGTATCAGCAGCGTTGAATTTGAAACCTGATCTGAACAGAATCGCAAGAGCAGAGAACTTTGTAGAAGATGGGAAGATAGACGCAAGAAGGGATTAATTGGACATTGTAAGTCTTATAAATGACTACGGGTTTCCCGTTGTTATGATTGTCGGACTTGGATACTTTGTCTATTACACATGGACTACAGTCAATGATGTGATAGATCCTGCGGTCTCAGATATGAAGAAAACGATCATCAGGCTCACGGACCAACTTAGACTACTAGATCAAGATATGATACGCTTACAGGAGAAAGTTAATACTGTTCTTGAATTAAAAGAGCAAGAGGTGCTACATGAAAAAGGAGATAAAGAAGAAAAGAGGGAGACCAAGTAAGGCAGACATAGCAGCAGCTAAGAAAGAAAAAGAAAAAGATTTCATCATAAAAATATGTGCTGTAGTTGGTCTAGTATTTATAATTCTAATCGGTGCTCAATCGGTTAGAGCAGACGAAATTGTCCATAAATTTAAGAGTCCATCATTCAGTGGTATCAATACATCAAGTCATTATCTGACTATAGAGAATCAAGAGTTCAACAGAAAAGAAGCAATCAAGGCGGAGATCAAAGCCTATAGAGAACAACTAGAACGAGATAAAGAAAACACAACACTTGCAAGGTTCATACGAAACCTAGAATCAAGAATATATGCTCAGTTGAGTAGGCAACTTGTGGAAAACTTGTTTGGTGAAACGCCAAGCACAAGCGGTATCTTAGAGCTGATGGGTAATACCATTGAATATACAGTCTCTGAAGATGGCACAATGATAACCCTAAAGATAACTGACGCAGATGGCAATACAACGGAGATCACTATACCTATCGGTTCTTTTACTTTCTAGTTGTAGTTTCAATCAGGTTTTAGAAGATTCATACGCAGAGAGATTTCAGAGCAAAGGACTCAATCATGCAAGTATTTATGATCTGCAGAACTATGATCTTCTGAATGTTCCTAAGCCACAAGTCAAGCCAGTAGTAGCAGTATATCCAACATCATTTACTGATCAGACAGGTCAAAGAAAAAGCAACAGCAGCTTTGCTTTATTCAGCACCGCAGTCACACAAGCACCAAATACCTTACTCATTAGAGCTCTAAAACACGCAGCAAACGGAGAGTTTTTTGTTGTGGCAGAGCGTGTAGGTTTAGACAATCTGACCAAAGAAAGGCAGCTGATTAGATCTACAAGAAAAGAACATTCCGAAGCTGAAACGAAACCCCTCATGCCCTTGATGTTTGCAGGTGTCTTGCTTGAGGGTGCAGTTGTAAGCTATGATAGTAATCTTAGAACAGGTGGTGCAGGTGCACGATACTTAGGAATAGGGACGAGCATACAGTATCGGGAAGATACAGTAAGCGTTTCTCTACGAATGGTATCAGTCGCAACAGGAGAGATCCTCATAGAGGTGATGTCCAAGAAAACCATCTTTTCTTATGGTCAGACGCAAGATGTGTTTAAATTCCTAGAGCAAGGGACTGAGCTACTAGAAGTGGAGTTTGGTGCTTCACGGAATGAGAGCACTACTCTTGCATTGATGAAATCAATAGAAGGAGCAGTGTTAGAATTAATTAATATCGGATACGATAGAGGTTATTGGAAACATGAAGAAAACACTGATTAGTCTTATATTGCTTTTAAGCGTATCTGCCTATGCAGATGACAATGAAATCTATGTTGACCAATCAGGCACAAACGCCAATATAGACCTAGAACAATTAGGAAGCGGTAATATCATTGGGGGATTAAATTCTTCCGCAGGATCTCTTACTGCTTTTGATCTTGATGGGTCAACTCTAAGTTTGATATTGAATCAAATTGGAGATTCAAACAAATTCTTAGGGGATATATATGGTGACAGTATTGTTGCAGAATTTAACTTTGATGGTGACTCTAATACATTCACTATTCAAGGTGATCCTACAGGAACATATGGGATTGATAATACTGACTATAATGTGTCTGTCACTGGAAGTAGTAATACTTTCACCCTTGATCACGGGGACACTGCCTTAGCAGGAACTCTTGATCTTGATTGGGTAATTCAGGGCGATTCAAATACCTTTGATTTTAATATTAACTATGACGGAGCTACCAACTATGTTGATGTAGATGGTGACTCAAACACTGTTAATTTTACTGGTCAAGGATATGCAGGTGGATATTTCTACCTAGATCAAACTGGCAATAGTAGAACATTTAACATACAGCAATTAAGCACCCTTGATAATGACTGGCTCAAGATCATATCTGATGGTGGCAGTGGCACTGTTTGCGTCATTCAAAATGATGGCGGAACAAGCACAAGCTGCTAGTATTGGAGATATATCTGAACTCACGGGCACTGCCCAAGTCATTAGAGATGGACCTATAACAGCTGATTTAGCTTTACCAATCAGGTCCAATGATGAAGCCATTACCGAGAATGGAAGAATGGCTATTACCTTCCTTGATGATTCTACTGTCAGATTGACAGAACATTCTCAGCTTCTCATAGACGAATACATCTATGATCCTGATCCATCAAAGTCAAAGATGGCTCTCACATTTGCCCTAGGGACTACGAGATTTGTCACTGGCAACCTTCAAAGAATTGATAAACAAAACATACAGCTCAAGACACCAACCGCCAATATAGCAATCAGAGGGACAGATTTTACTGCTACAGTAGATGAGCTAGGAAGGTCATTAATTATATTGCTTCCTGACCCTCTAGGGCTCTCTAGCGGTGAGATAGAAGTTTTTACTGCTACAGGGTCAGTCATACTAAACAAGCCGTTTGAAGCTACTACAGTAAGCGTCTTTGAATCTACGCCTAGTAAGCCAGTAATCTTAGATCTCTCCTTAGATATCATTGACAATATGCTGATTGTCACCCCACCTAAAGAAGAGCTGCAGATCTCAGAAGAAGAAAATATCCGATCTGCAGACATATTAGACTTCAATGATCTTGATATTGACTACCTTGCAGAGGACTTTTTAGACAATGAACAGGACCTAGAATTTACAGAATTAGATATAAATTATCTTGATGTAAACTTTCTTGAGGATCTTTTAGATGTCATTGACGCACTAGAAGTCGCAGCTGAGGAAGATCAATTAGCTCAAGATGGACAATCAGTAAATATCACTGGCACTAATTTTGGTCAGGATCTCAATACTCAGATCACCACATTTCTGACAGGATCAGTCCTTACAGTTCAGAGAAATGTCAGTGCAAATGTAAGACTGGATCTTGATGTCTCAGGATCTTATACAGTTATTCTTATACAAGATGGGGTCTCAAGAACTATAACAATAAATGGCGGGAGCAGTAATGTTATCAAAATTAAGCAAAGCGGTTAGTCTACTAGGCATACTAATAATCTTAGGGATACCTTTAGTCTATCAGTGGAGCATTGTTGATGTCATAAAGCTCAGGACATTTGACGCTCTAGTTCCTGAGTATCAGGAATCAGGCAACTTTGTGATCCTAAATATTACAGAAGAAGATGTAGAAAGAGAGGGTGGATATCCTCTTCCAAGGGAGAGACTAGCAGAGATCCAAATAACATTGCTGCAGAAAGGAGCTATAGGTGTAGCTTGGGGGATCTCATTTCCGCAACCTGACAGACTAGGTGGTGATGAATACTTTGCTCAATCACTAGGCTATGCACCTTCTGTCTTAGCTATGTTTGCTGATAAGAGTGGAACATTTCCAAAAACAACAGGAACAATAATCAAAGGTCCTGAAAAAGGTGGTATAGTTTTAGAGGGAGTTAAGGAAAACCTGAACACTCTAGGAAATAATACATTGCAGGGTTTAGCCATTGCTCCCACCGAATCTGATCAACTGGTCAGAAGAATACCTCTCCTAGCTTCAGCACCTGACGGGTGGATTCCTTCCTTTGCAACACAAATCTATAAGTCTCTTTTTGATGTCAAATCATACATCATCACTACAAATGATAATGGTATCCAAGAGATATCAATCAGGGGAATACCGCCAGTCAAGACAGACAGCTTAGGCAGGAAATGGATCTCATGGGTCAAGACCTCAGAAACTAATCTACAGGATATGGAAGTAGCAGGACGCTATGTGATTGTAGGTGTCACTGCTTCAGGTGTTATGCCACAAATAGCAACGCCAGTTGGACTATTAGAACCTCATAAGATCCAAGCAGCTCTTGCAGAATCAATCTTAATTCAGGACTCACCATATATTCCTGACTGGTCTTTAGCTGTAGAGCTAGGTATTTTTGTGCTCTCAGTGGCTCTAATTTGGATTCTAACGAGCTATTTTGGTATAACTGGCGTGTTAGTATCAGCTATATCAATAATGTCTCTGACGGCATTTGGTGGCTTCAAGCTAATATCTAGCGGTCTTTTAGTAGATGTCACATGGTCTCTGATATCGCAGTTCATCACTGGAGCTATAGGTTTCTATTTAAGGTTTAGAGAGCAATACAAGCTCCGTCAGCAAATCAAGAAACAGTTTGAGCATTACCTAGACCCACGCCAAATAAAGCAGCTACAGGACAAACCTGAGCTTCTAAAGCTAGGTGGAGAGCGTAGAAGGTGCACTTATATCTTCACGGATCTGCGTGGATTTACAGCTTTATCAGAAAAGATAGGTCCTGATAAGGTCACTTATATTATGAATAGGGTGCTCTCAGCTCAAGTAAAAGCCATTCATAAGCATGGCGGAATGACGGACAAGTTCATTGGGGACGCAGGAATGTTCATAATGGGAGCTCCCTTGGACATGGAAGGACATGAAATAAAGGCTTATGAAGCTGCAGTAGATCTCATAGATAATGTTAAGAAGGTCTCAGAGGAGCTAGAAGCTGAAGGTTTACCACCAGTGGCAATAGGTGTAGGTATCAATACTGGAACAGCTATAGTCGGAAATATGGGATCAGAAACTAGATTTGATTATTCAGCAATAGGAGATCCAGTCAATGTAGCAGCAAGACTAGAATCAGCTACAAAAGAAAGGGGTGTAGATATTCTGATAGGTGAAGAGACAGAGAAATATTGTGGATATCACCTCAAAGAGCTTGAGCCAATTATGGTCAAAGGTAAAAGCGAACCCCTCAAGATCTACACTTTCAAGTGATTTTATATGACAGATCGGATATACTTTTGAAATGGGAATGAAACTATCTCTAATATTAGGCGGTCTATTACTTGTCAGCGTAGCAGGATCAGCTTGGTATATTGATAGATTGTTAGATGAGATCTCAGTTCTCAAAGGCAACGCAATCACATTAGAAAATCAGATAGAACAACAAAACGCTGCAATCAAAAAGCACATAGAAAACGCAAAGACACTACAAGAAAACAACAATAAATTATCAGCACAAAATCAAGAGAGTGCTAGAGAGGTGCAGAAGCTCAGAAATACTTTTGCTAACCATGACCTTGACGCACTGGCAATAGCAAAACCTCAGCTCATAGAAAACAGAGTCAATAAAGCTGTAGCTAGATTGAAAAATGAGCTTATACAAATCACTGATCCAAACCAATTTGACGAGAAAGATGAAGAACCTAATAACGATTCTTAGTCTAACGGCTCTGATACAGGGGTGCTCTATGATCCCTACGCAGACCAAACCCGTTGAAGTGGTCACGATTGCAGAGCCAATGCCAATCTATCACCCACCTCTCCCCCTAGAAGTGCAATTAGTTGATGTTGATTGGACAGTCTTAACGCCTGATCTGATGGCAGAGTATCTCAAAATGCTTGAAGAAGGCTCTGCACCGCAGACCGCTTACTATGCTTTGACCTCTAAAGAATATGAAAATCTGTCTATGAATATGGCAGAACTTAAAAGATATCTTAAGGATAGTATCCATATCATTGAATTTTATAGAGAATATGGAAAGGAAGAAGAAGAGACAAAGGACTAAATAATTGGTAATATTTAGAAACCATTAATAAAAACGGGAGAAAATTATGTTTGGATTTATTGGAGAATGGTTAGGAATCATCACTGGAGTTGTTTGTGCAGCTTCAATCATTTGTGCACTAACACCAACACCTAAAGATGACGCAATGATAGGAAAGCTATACAAAATGATAGAGCTCTTAGCGTTCAATATAGGTAAGGCAAAAGACAAATAGTCAGGGGAGAGGTGCAGAAGCACCTTTTTTTTTAGATGAAAGTAGAACCATTTGTATATAACGCTGAGATAGACCGAATAGTAGACGGGGATACCCTTGACTGCATAATAGATCTTGGCTACTCAGTGAAGCTACACAAACAAAGAGTAAGGCTTGTTGGTATAGACACGCCTGAATCAAGAACACGGGATCTAGCAGAAAAGAAGCTAGGTCTAGCAGCAAAACAAAGACTCAAAGAGTTGTGCGGTGAACGCATAATTCTCAAATCACATGGCAAAGGAAAATATGGGCGGATCTTGGGTGAGATCTTTACTGAAGATGGTGAAGATATTTGCAAGATTCTTATTAAAGAAGGTCACGCAGTTGAATATTGGGGTGGCAAAAAGACAAAAGTATGGGGTGATTATTAAAATGAAAACATCACAAGAAGGTATAGAACTAATAAAAAAATTTGAAGGCTTGGAATTAGAAGCCTATAGATGTGCAGCTGATGTGCTTACAATCGGCTATGGGCATACTGAAGGTGTCAAAGAAGGTGACACAATAGAAGCAGCTGAAGCGGAACAGATCCTAAAAAATGATCTTTGTATCTATGAAGAAGCAGTAGAAAATGCAGTGACAGCTCCTCTATCTCAGCACCAGTTTGACGCTTTGGTAGCATGGACATTCAACCTAGGAGCAGGAAATCTAAGCAGCTCTACAATGCTCAGAGTATTAAACGAAGGCAAGTATGAAGAAGTGCCACATCAAATGAAGCGTTGGAACAAAGCAGGTGGTCAGGTCCTAGAAGGATTGGTCAGACGCAGACAAGCTGAAGCATTACTGTTTGAAGGACAGGAATGGCATAATGTCTAAACAATGGGAAGGCGGAAAAGGATCACGCAGAAGAAACGAGAACCACAAAGCCTACAACCAAAATTGGGACATAATTTTTGACAAGGAAGATAGTAGAATGTCAGACGGATTTAAAGATTTAGCATTAATGTTGGAAGGCTTAGATAAAGATCTAAGGAAATTATATCAATGGATAAGGAATGGCTTTAAGTAAAACTCAAACGAAAAGACTAGGCGGTCTCCTTTCTGTTATGTTTAAAGATAGTCTCCCTTCTGAGGTTCTCACGGATCTTATAAGGGAAGGATATGTTGAGGTCTTAGAGAATGATTGTATTCTCTCTGACAAGGGCAAAGACGAAAAGACACGCCTTTGCACCCTTGCAGGATTGAACATCAACTATAAATCTGAGATAACGGAAAAAAACCGATCTGCAGAATTAGCTAAAGACTGATTTATTTAAAGCGTCAGTCTTAATCTGTTCTAAACGCTTATACCCGAACATCTTGCGGAATGTATGTCTGCCCTCTTGTTCAAGCATTTCTTCTTCTTTAAATCCATAATCAGCTTCTTTGCGTCTCTCACGATTGACTTCATATAGCCATTCATAAAAGTTCTGATCATAGGATTTGGAGTCGTTATACTCATAAGGATTTTGAGCTTCAATTATCATTATTCCCCCTTTTCTTTTTTTTCTCTTCTACTAAAAGAGTAGATTCCCAAGCAAACCACCCAGTAAATACGAGGATAAAAACAGCTGCAGCTGCGTTGAGAATCTCTCCCATCTAATTAATTTAGCACTTCTTTGTTCAATTCGCCAAAAAATTCTCTAGCAAATTCCATGTAAGATGTGTGCTCACTTTTGTATATAGCTTGAACCTCATCATAGTTTGGGTGATCAGGATCAGCTTTATACCCCATAGAATTAATCTCTTTAATTCTAAGGTCCTTCCAATCTAACACCTTATCCATTAGTTGTTCTTCCAGTTAGGAAAGCCATTAGGATATTTAAAGGCGTTCTTGAAATCCCTAAGATCTATCGGATCAGTGATCACTTCTTCCATGACCTTGATGATAGGATCTTTCATAGTGAAGCCATATTTTTTCATAAGTCTTGGCATGACTTGATTCCATAGTTTATTTTTCACAAACATATTTTTCTCCTTACCATTTCTCAGGGACAACTTCTAACTTGTCCCCCTTATACCAGTTGATCTCATTTGTCTCCTCATCAGAAACCATGTAAGACCAACTCTTACCTCTCAGCTTCTTACCTAAGCAAGTGCCGAAAAAGGTAGTCCCTAAGACTCTAACTCTACGCAGCAATAGAGGATCACCATTTGCATTGGTGTCCTCATGCAAGAGCTCATCTAGTTCTTCTTTGTAATGCTTGATACTGAGCTCATAGCTTTTGATATTAGCTCTCAGCTCATCAATTCTTGCTAATCTTCTTTGTGCTTTCCTATCCATCTGTCAGCTCCATATCAAAGATCTCAGTGCCTTCTGCTACATCTTGCTCCCTCATGGTCCTACCATTTCTGACAGTAAGCCTGATCCAACCTTCTTTGAGACCTTCTTCTATTGTGTCAGGATCTTCTAAAAAAAGATCTAAATCCTGAGCTGAGACTGATCCATCATGGATCATTTCTACTTCCATGTGGACATAAAACTTGGTGTATTTGTGTGACATTATGATACCCCCAGTAGCTTATTGAAGTGATCAACAGTGACTTCCTCACGGATCTTATACTCACCACGATCAACTAAGATGTAGAGCTCTAAAAGAACATCACTCTCAGCTTCATACCATTGGGAATTATCAGGTAAATCATTCGCCTTCAATGGACAGGCAAATGCAGTTAAAGGTGAACCACTCATCTCATCATATTCTATACAATAGACAGAACCACTCAGGGATTCGCAGTATTCATTAACATCAAATATGTATCTCATTTTATCTCCTTGCTTTGATTAATACCCCTCTAATATATGTCTTTTTGACATAATTGTCAATACATAATGACATAATGTTCCATGTGAAACATTCTAGGATCTGCAGATCGGATTTCTAAAAAGGCAGGTCATCATCATGCTCTCTAAGCCATAGGGTCTCTTCATAGAGCCTTTTAGCTTCTTTTATGCCGTAGTCTTTAGGCAATCCATAATGCTTGAAGAAGCTCTCTTCAGTGCCGTGCTTAGTGTGTAGCAATCCATGATGGTGATAGCAAAGGGGTATTGTTTCTGCGTCAGAGCTCTTTACACCCATTCTAGGACCAGTAGAGGGACGCAGTAGATGATGTGCTTGGACTGGCTTATTGCAGCTGTAGAAACCCGCCCTGCTTATTAGGCAGGGCAGCTTTGTGATCCTTTTCAGGTGGTCTTTATCTATGAACCTTTTAGCCATAGATACGAGTATAACCTAAAAAGGAATATCCTCTTCTGAGGAATCATCTGCAGGAAATGCTGCAGGAGCTGCAGAATCTTCCGCAGCTTGAGCTTGTATTTCACTTACAAGCAACCCAACAGATAGTGAGACATCACCACTATCAGGATTTTGTTGTTCCCAACCACCGAACTTATAGGCAATCTTTTCATGTGTGATTGGACCGCCAATGTCAGGTGCATTGGGTTTAGACTGATCATCTTTGAGATACAAAAGTCCACAAGATTTTAAGATCTCAAACTTTGGTTTCCCTTGGACTTCAGTCTTTAGAATAGTGAAGTATTCATCTTTGCCGTTGATATGTATTGGACCTTTCCAAACTACCTTGGCATTTTGCTCACTCCACATTCTGCCTTTCAGCTCCTTCTTTTCAAACTCCATATTTTTCTCCTTTTATATTCTTGTAGAGCCTTGATACTCTACGAGTTTGTATTCATAGCCTTTGCTATTTTTTCTTCTACGCTTGATCACAACCTCTTCATAAGGGTGCAATCCATATTTTGCTCTAGGACCTTCATTTCTGAGATCTCTAATCGCAGCTGAGATTGTTGCTTCACCATAATACTTACCAGTATTCTGATTGATCATTTCTTTGATCTCATGGAACATCATGTATCTACCCTTGCGAAGGCAAAGGTAAACACAATCAGTCACGCTGAGTTTTGACTTAGGCTTTCCTCTTAGAGCTTCAGGCACTGTCATTTTCATTCTCAGTGTAGAGCTCAAAGAGCTTTGCATATCTAGCTTCTATATCGGTATCTTCTACCGCTACGCACTTCTGAGCTTCTTCTATTTGCTCTTTGTTGGCGTTAAAGGCTTTCTTATGCAGGACATTACTAGGGGTCTTTAGAAGCGGTCTAATGACATCTAAGTATTCCTTTGATGTATCAGCTCCAACTATCTCACCGCCAGTCTTAACGAACCTGAAACGATACTTGACCTCAGCTTCAGCTGCGTCCTTGGAAGCGTCAGGAAGGTCCTGACCCTTGAATATATACATTCCTAGACCAAAGACAGCTAGGCACTTAACTAAGCACCTCATGCGTGAATCTTGGATCTCTCTAGTTGTTGGATTCTTGATTGAGACCAATCTATTATCCATCACGGGTAGCCACATATACCTGCTTAGATCTCCGATCCTTACAGTGCAGTGCGTCATTACAGTTCCATTCTCTTCATAGGTTTCATTGTGAAACTCATACGAAGCAAACGGATAATGCTCCATCAATATTGTCCAAGCGTCAGTCCAAGATAGGTAAGTGAAATTACCTTTCTTTTCATGGAACTTAGACAGATCAACAGAGTTTAAAGTTGCCCAAACTTGGGCATAGGTTATCTCATTTGATAGCTTCATTTTATGCTCCATAATTTCTTTGCTGCTTCAATGCTGCCCTGATCCCAACGCCAGTCAGAGAAATCAGGGTAGAACTGATCACAAAGAGAGTTAATATCATTGTTGCTTAACAGGTTAGTTATCTTCTGACTCACCTGATAAACTTCATCAAGACGCATATTCAGATCATCACATTCCAAAGACTCTACCGACTGGCTAGTCTTAGAAACTACAAGATAGTCTGCTACGGCTTGACGCTTCTCTAATGCAGCTGCATATATTGCTAACTGCCTTGAGACTTGTGGGGTAATTGCTGACGGCTTCCTTGCAGAGGTTTTTATATCTCTGACAGAATCCTCAAAGGTTAGGTCAGCAAAACCGATAATGTTGACGGGCAAATCAAAGTCTAGCTCTACCCGTTGTTGATATGATTCAGGAGCTCCTAGAGATCTATAGAAGGGCAATCCTACCTTCAGATATTTATTGACGCTCTCTAGCTCCTTGTTGATCTTCTCAGGCTCATCTTCAAGATCTTCTATTGCAGCTGTAAAATAATTCTCAGCTCCCTCTAGCAGCTTCTCATCAGATGGTATATCTTTGACAGGCTCATAGATCCCATCTTCATTCTTCTCAAAGCCTAAGCCTTTACCTATAAATTTATCTGTCACTGTCCCTCTTAGCATTGCTGAATTTGTTGCAGATCGGAAACCGACACAATAGCGAACAATGAAAAGGGGGATATTGGATAGATAAAGATTGATTGATTGTGAGCTCAAGTGATTGATATCAAATTGCTCAAATGGATTATTAGTCATTTTATAGTCCTCATTAGATGTAATGTTTCATTAAATCAGATTGAATTTTAACCCACTATGTCATATAATTCAATACACATTGGAATAAAAAAAGGACTGATATGCAACTAGGAGACTACCTCAAAGAAAAGAAGATCACTCAAGAAGCATTTATTGCAGAGATGGATTCTGTCACTGGCTACAGAATTAGTCAGGGGGGATTGTCAAAGTATATTCTTGGGCAAAGGATTCCATGCAAAGAAGCCATTGTTGCAATTCATAGAACTACAAATGGTGCAGTCACACCCAATGACTTCTTTTTAGATCTCTAGTCCTTCCTAGAGTCCTCTAGCTTCATCAAATCCTTATAGTGATATTGGATCATCTTTTTTATTAGAGGACCGCTAGTGACCCCGTAGTGATTCCTGAGCTTGGTTAGCATTTGTTTTGTGTCAGGATCAATCCTGAATTGGACAGTAGCTGTATTCGCTTTCTTTGGAACAATTTGTAATGACATATTTTTCTCCTAGTCAAAGTTATAATAATCATCAGATTGAACATACGGCTCAAAGCTGAATTTCCTAAAGTTGTATTGCATTTTGACCTCACCAATCTTCCCATAGAGATCCTGCTCACGGATCTTCCTAGTGATGAATGAGCTTGTATTCTCATCAAAGTCTCTATGGACCACTGCAATAACATCACTCATGTTTGCCCAATGTGAGCTCCCTGAGATTGAGTAAGCTGTTGGGACTGCATAAGATCCATCTGATTCTCTTGGCAGCTTTGTAGGGTGAGCTACGCACCAAACAACAGCGTTATGATTCCTGCAAAACTTCTTACACTCTGATATGAAGTCTCTTATGTGCTCATCTTCTCTCTTACCTTGCTTCCTATTTGCGTCAACTTCATTGTAAGGATCTATTACTACTCCAACTCCTGCAGCTGCAGAACCATATTTGTAAACGAAACCTTTAGAGATTCTCATAATGAGATCAATATTTGGCACTGCTTCTCTAGTTTCAATGAAGAAGAAATGCTTATTAATAAACATCATTCCCCTAGCCAAATCATCTTTTGACATACGCTCATAGTTAGATTCATCAAAACTTTTCTGTAAATAGATCTGCAGAAGTCTGCGTATGTGCATAGCTGAAGAGTGCTCAGGAGAGAAGATTGCAAACTTCCAGTTGTGATTCTCAGCTATTTTTAAAAGAATGTGATCCAAGAAGAGAGACTTTCCGTGGTTAGGGACACCGCTTATACAATGGAAAGTGCCTTTCTGAATCTTATAGATCTCATCAAGACCCGCAATTCCGATCTGTATGGGTTTAACATACCTGCCCTCATATAGATCCATGACCTCTTCATTGTAGTCAGAAGCTCTATAAAGACCCTCTACTGGATAAGGTATAGCATTATCAATAAGATCCTTTAGAGCAGCTTCTCCGTGCTTTACAAGGACATCATTTGCGTCCTTACAGTCCTCATACTTTGATAGGTTCACATACCATGCTTTATCTTTACCTACTCTATACAGGATAGATTCTTTTAGAGCTTTACCTGCTTTGTCATTGTCACAAAACAGGATCACCTTTTCAGCTTGGATAGGTGAGTTTGCCATGCCCTGAAACCTAGAATCATTTGGATCTTTACTGACAGTAGGTGCAGCTCCATCACTCAGAGTAGTAGCGTTCATAAATCCGACTTGAGCTAAGGACAAAACATCAATCTCACCCTCAACATAAATGACAGTCTCCTGATCATGGACATTGTTATAGTTGTAGATTATCTTCTTGGCGTTAGCAGATTGACGGAACTCTTTTTTGACTGTCCTATATTTAACATTGGCTATAGATCCATCAAGGTCATAGTAGGGAAAAGCAATCCACTCATATTGAGAATAGATATTGAATTTGTCTAAGGTCTTTTTTGAGATCCCTCTCTTGATAAAGTAGTCAGCTACAAAATCAGCTTGGATTAATTTCTCAGGGACTTTAGGTTTTTGATATACCTTTTGTGGAGCTCTATAAGATCCAGTCCCATCACCAGTTCCACCTGACCATTCGCAATGGTGACATTTCCAAACACAAGTAGATCCATTTATGGTTAGTGAAAGGGGGGTGTCCTTGGAGTTATGTGGCGGTTGACACTTAGGACATTTGAGCTTCTGATTACCTTCTCTGAAGGTCATATTATTATTCTTTTGAGAGATACCCTCTTCTGAGAGTTTGCGACTTATGTCATTCATAATTTTACCCTGCTATTGCATTTAAACTTTTTTTCCTTATCTTAACATTTTGATAATCTTCAAATCGTCTTTGGTTCAAGTATGTTGATCCATGCAAGACAAATTGATCTTCCACCTTCTCTGCTTTGACATAAGCTGCATAATTTTTTGAGCTTTGAGCCAGTTGATCCGCAAAGACCTGATGTTCTTTTTTAGAGTGTTTCTTCCTCAGAGACCTCATCAATTTTTCATAGCTCTTCCGTGCATTATCCTTTGCAACTTTTCTAGGATAGTGATCCCAAAAAGTGCCAAAGCTATCAACGAGAAAAGTCCTATATATATTTTCTTTTGTATCTTCTTTAGTATTGTCAGGGGTGGGGACAAGGGGGGTGGTGGTCCTGAGACCTACAGGGGGGGATTGTGTAGACCCTAGGGTCAGGTGGTAGCGGTTAGATGTATTACCACCATCTTCATTTCTTCTATTCTCTATTCTTAAAAGTCCTAGCTCTTCAAATTCCTTGATGATGTTTGCAATGTGCTTTGTGTCTTTGAGACCTGCGAGTTTCGCAATGTGTTTGTAAGATGGGTAGCAGCTGTTGTTATCATCACAATAGTTAGCTAGAAGAATTAAGATCAATCTCTTTGTTGGTGTCTGTCCGTCAAACTCAATCTTGAGTGCTTTGTTTAGACATTCTATTGACATAATTTCTCCTATAAAAAAACGGACATTCAATATACCATATCGGAATACTAAATCAACTTAGTTTAAACCTCTGATCAATTACTTGTTTGTCCTCTATTCTCCAAACTCTGTATCCACCTTCAACTTCCCGCAATGCAAACTGCTTGGTCCAGTAGCCATGAACTAACCAGTTGTGAGCTCTTGATCTAAACTTGTTTGCTTCTGCGTGGTCCTCAAAGAATACAGAGTCACCAATTTCCATTTCATGTAATGTGTGATAGATCTCATCAATCTTAAGTCTATGTGTCTTTCTCCCTAGAGGATCTACTAACTCCAAGAGAGGAATATTCTTATCAATGATCATTAGCCATATCTCCTTGGCGATACATCAGCTTCATAAACCATATCTGAGATCTCCTCAAAGGTCCTATAACGCCACCCGAACTTCTTAGTAGGGTGAGACTTAACCTTCTTACATTTGACTATGTTAGAGATCCCTAGAGCAGCTGCACGATTTTGTATATCAACTTTGTCTTGCAGCTCTTCCATTGTGCTGATCATCATCTTATCCCAAACGGATCTTTTGACTTTAGAGAACTTGCGTTGGTAAGGTCCTGAGAATGGACCTGATCTAATCCAACACCACTTGTATCCTACAGATCTTACTTGGACCACTCTATAGCCGTCCCAGTAGACCCAATATCTTTTCAATCTATCTAAGTTTTTTATCATTTTATGTTTCCTCATATTTTATCTAAAAGAAGATTATATCACATATTAATCCAAATTGGAATAGGGTAATTATATGACTGTTTGTAATATGACGAAAAATAGTGATAATATTTGAGAGATTATGACCAAAAAGAAAACCAAAACTAAATTGACTCCCGATCTGCGAACTCAAATAAAAGCTGAGTTTGTGCAGGGTGTTGAGCTTGAGACAGGTGAGAGAAAGCATTTTACTATTGATGAATTGATCAAAAAGCATAATGTGGCTTCTGCTACCTTGTATAGAGCTGCAAGAGCTGAGAACTGGAAAGCTCTGAGATCTGAGTTTGAGCAAGAGGTCATAGAAGAACTGAATAAAAAGAGAGCTCAAGAAAGGGTTAAAGAAGGCTCTAAACTTGATGATGAAATGATAAAGAAATCTAAGGAGATAATAGGACAGGTTGATTACTACTTTCAGATGAACAGCGAAGCTCTAAAGATGAAGAGTAGACCTTTTCCACCGCAGCACCTATTAGCGTTATGTAATGCCCTTACAGTAGCTCAAAAGCTAGGCAAGGTAGCAATGGGTGAAGTCACGGAGAACATCAATGTCAACAGCACTGTCAAAGAAGCAGAGTCTTTCAGAAGAGTTATGGACCTCTTACACGAAGTTAAACGAGAGCGTCTCAACAGCGACAGCGACTCACTACACTGAATGGCTAGGAACAGCTAGAGAGAAGCAGCTTACACCTGAAGCAGACTTTCTTATTTGGCTAATCCTTGCAGGAAGGGGTTGGGGTAAGACAAGAACAGGAGCTGAAGATATAGCAATCTATGCTATGGACAATCCAAATGTTAATTGTGCCGTTGTAGCTCCGACACATGGAGATCTCAGGAGAGTTTGTTTCGGTGGTCCTAGTGGTCTCTTATCAGTAATCCCTAAAGAATGTCTGCTTAAGTCAAAAGAACAAGCAGGATACAGCTCTACAGTCTCAGAGATCCGTCTACACAATGGATCTAAGATCATAGGATTCGCAGCACAAGAACCTGAGAGACTTAGAGGACCGCAGTTCCATAGAGCATGGTGTGATGAGATTGCTGCATGGCGATATCCCGAAGCATTTGATCAGCTGATGTTTGGTCTGCGTCTTGGAGATAAACCACAATGCGTGATCACAACAACTCCAAAACCAATCAAGATCCTAAAAGATCTTATTGAGAGAGATGATGTATATGTGACTAGGGGGTCAACATTTGAGAATGAAGAAAACCTAGCTGAGTCTGCTTTGCAGATGTTAAAAGATAGGTATGAGGGAACTAACCTAGGAAGGCAGTAGCTCTACGCAGAGCTCATAGAGGACTTTGAGGGTGCTCTATGGTCTCCTGACATGATAGAAGAAGCTAGAATCAACGAAGATAGAGAGCTTCAGCAGATCATAATTGCCATAGATCCTGCAGTCACCGCTAATGACAACTCTGATGAAACTGGTATAGTTATAGTAGGGAAGGACTTTAATAATGAGTTCTATGTCCTTGAAGATCTGTCAGGGAGACATTCTGCCGATAAATGGGGTAGAATAGCTGTAAACGCTTTCTATGAATGGGAAGCGGATAGAATAGTAGCAGAAGTGAACAATGGCGGAGATTTGGTAGAACGGCTTATAAGGAATATAGACGCTACAGTCCCTTATAGAGCTGTCAGAGCAACGAGAGGTAAGATACTCAGAGCTGAACCAATCGCAGCTTTGTATGAGCAAAGAAGGGTGCACCATGTAGGAGCATATCCTGAGCTAGAACAGCAAATGTGCAGTTATACAGGCGAGACTAATAGTTCACCCGACAGGCTAGACGCTTTGGTTTGGGGATTGACTGAACTAAGTAAAAGTCGGGGACAAGTAAACTGGAGAATAAGCTGATGGCAGAAGATAGAAATTTTTTTCAAAGAATGTTTGGATTAGGTGCAAAGCCTGAGATCAAACAGAACTCAAATATGATGGGTTATTTTGGTGTAGGAGCTGACGCAGGAAAGGATTATAAGTATCAAGATCTTGCAAAAGAAGGCTACTTAAAGAACGCCATAGTCTATAGATGTGTAAATGAGATCTCAAAGGGAGCAAGTTCAGTCCCATTTATCATCAAGATAGGAGATCAAATCCTTGAAGAACACCCCCTCATAGAGCTACTCAATAGACCTAATCCGCTGCAGAGTTATTCAGAGTTCTTTAGCAGCTTGTATGGCTATCTATTGTTGAGTGGCAACTCTTATGTTTTAAAACTAGGATCAGAGCTTGGTGCTCCAAAGGAGCTCCATCATCTTAGACCTGACAGAATTAATATCAAAGGTAGCGGTAATCCTATCCCTGATCGCTACGATTACATGATCAACGGCAGAGTAGAGCAATCCTTTGAGGTTGATCAGGACACTGGCTTCAGTGAGCTCAAGCATATCAAGTTATGGAATCCCTTAGATGATTACTATGGGTGTAGTCCATTATCAGCTGCAGCAACAGAAGTAGATCAGCACAATATGGCAGGTAAGCACAATGTCAATCTATTGGCTAATGGTGCAAGACCTAGTGGTGCAGTGATCTTTAAACCTAGAGATGAAGCAGGTTTTGCAATGAACCTGACTGATTCACAAAGACAACAACTTTTGACAGATCTGAATAATCGCTTCTCAGGAGCAGGAAACGCAGGTAGACCTATGCTTCTTGAGGGTGACTTTGATTGGAAGGAAATGGGTCTGTCACCAAAAGACATGGACTTCCTAAACCTAAAACACCTCTCAGCAACAGAGATTGCTATGTGTTTCGGTGTTCCATCTCAGCTAGTAGGAGTGCCTGACGCTCAGACTTATGCAAATGTAGCAGAAGCAAGACTAGCTCTATACGAAGAAACAATCATTCCATATCTATACAAGATCGCTTCAGACTTAAATGAGTGGCTTGTGCCTATGTTTGGGGACAGGTTAAACCTAGAGTTTGATATAGATTCTATTCCTGCTCTATCAGAGCGTAGAAAAAAGATCTATGAGAATGTGACTTCAGCTGTAAGAGAAGGAATTATGACTAGGAATGAAGCTAGAGAAAGGATAGGACTAGAGCCAGTAGAAGGTGGTGATGGTCTATACATAGCTTCTAATCTCTTCCCGTTGGGTGATGACGCTGTAGCAGAACCCCAAGATCCTCTTAATAATGAAGATGTTGCAGCTGTAGAAGATCCTGATGAAGATGATGATCCTGACGGGAAACTATTTGATGAGTGGTTAGATATGAGCAAAGCTCTGTCTGACATAGATACAAGACCAACAGAATCAATGGCGAATAACGCAAAGCGAGGGTTGGAACTCAGAAAAAAGTTCAATAGGGGTGGGACTGCCGTAGGAGTTGCAAGAGCAAATTCCTTAGTAGCACGGGAGAACCTCTCCATATCAACAATTAAAAGAATGTTCAGCTTCTTCTCAAGACACGAAGTAGATAAGCAAGGTCAAGGTTTCAATGCAGGGGAAGAAGGCTACCCAAGTGCAGGAAAAATTGCATGGTTATTATGGGGTGGTGACAGCGGATTCTCATGGGCAAAGAGGAAGAGAGCTGAAATTGAAAGGGAAGAACAGAAGCTATTTCTATATTACGAAATGGAAGAGAAAGCTGAAGTCTCAGCTGCGGTCAAGAAAGGATTGCAGAAGAAAGCTGATGATCACAATGAGAAGTATGGGGATAACCCAACAAAGAAAACAAGCGTTAGAACGCTCATAGCAGTATTCAAAAGAGGTGTAGGAGCATATAGGACCAATCCTAGTAGTGTAAGACCAAGCGTTAATTCTGAAGAGCAATGGGCATTTGCAAGATGTAATAGCTACCTTTATGCCTTAAGAAACGGAAAATTTAGAAGCGGTAAACATGACACGGATTTATTCCCGAAAGGACACCCCCTCTCTAGCAAGAAATAAGAAGAAACTTAATTACTTCAAAAGAGGACGAATCAACTCAGCAAAGGAAGCTAGAGAGCAGCTTGTCCTCAGAAATAACCATGAGAGAAGATTTAACAAAAGACTAAGCAGTCTCTTCAGGAAGTTTGTCAATGTTAATATGTATCTCTACAAGCAGACTGGTGTCTATGACGCTTCAGTAGCCAAGCAGACACTTGATCAAGATCTTCTACCCTTAGTTCTATCTCACTACAAGAGAGTCTCAAGAGCTACATGGGATCACAATGAAATCAGATATAAGCCTTTAACCAAGGCTAGTGCCTTTGTATTAGGTAGATCAAAAGAGTTTGACGCTCTTATAGACCGCTATTTCAGGACTAGAGAGCTAGTTCTAAGCAATATTTCCTTCAATATGAGTTGGCAGATCCGAGGAAGATTAGCTGCCCTTAGAGCTGAAGATCTTACATTAGATCAGATAGCAAGGACCATCTCATCAGAATATATCCCTATCACAAGGCGTAGAGCTGCCTTAATCGCAAGGACAGAGACACATGGAGCTGCTTCCTTTGCCAATCATCAATATCACCAAGAGTTAGCTAATGACACTGGCATAGAGATGATGAAGAAGTGGGTAGCAACATCTGATGATAGAACAAGATCTGATCACGCTGACGCAAATGGTCAAGTAGTAGCCATGGACGAAGATTTCACTGTTGGTGGTGCAAAGATGAAACACGCAGGAGATCCTAGAGGTGGTGCTAAGAATGTTATCAACTGTAGATGTGTGATTGTTTATGTTGACGCAGAAGATGAGTTAGACGGGACACCTGCAGCTCAGGTTGAGCCTGATGATGGCTTAGATCCAAATTGGGGTGATGTAGATTCGGTAGAGAAGAAGTTTCACGATAATGCAGGTTGGAACAACAACACAACTATCAGGAACATCATCAAAGACTCTCCTAAGCTCAATGAGGTCTTTGCTAAGAGTGGTGGTGCTTACTATATGCCCTTCCAAAGAAAAATACATATGCCTAGCAAATACAATGCTGATAGGACCAATGTGGTTTGGAAGCATGAATACGGACACGCCATTGATGACACTCCTAAGTTTTGGGAAAGGTTAGAAGCTGCAAACATATTAGACGCAGAGGATATCAATAGAGTCAAAGTCCATGGTCATTTATCTCTAGGAGCTGCATTACAAATCCAAGCAGATCGGAAAATGCTCTCAGGCTACAAGAGGGCAGGAAACAAGGAGAGAGCTAAAGGATTTAACAAAGAATATAAGTGGCTCAGAGATCCTGATTTCATGGCAAAAGAGCTAGGTATAGATCTAGCAGAGAACGGATCTACCATGACTATTAACTCTATAGATGAGTTTCAGGACAAAGTTTATGCGTTTGTAGACAAAGGCACTGGTCCTTTTGCAAATTCAGCAGTGTTAGAAAAGCTCATGGGTAAAGATTGGGTCAAGAAGTATATGAATGATGTGGCTAAAGGTAGGACCACAAGCATTAATTATTATCTTGAGAGCGTCATAGATATCGCAGAAGGAGCAAGATATAACAACGGAACAGCATGGCTAGATAACGCTATGACATTCTCAAGAAAGTATGGTGGTATCTCAAATGATGAGATCAATATGTTCAGTGACTTTATTGGCTCTGTCAGCAATAACAAATTCTTTAGGGGTCATGGTGACTCATATTACAAAAGATATGGATCAGTGGTCACTGGTGTAAACAGAGATCATGCAGGAGAAGCATTTGCTAATTGGTTTGCTCTAATGGGTGGAGACAATGCTGCCTTTTGGAGAGAGCTGCTTGAGTTCTATGTTCCTGAAACCCTAAAAAGATTTGATGACATTATAGACGCAATAGGAGTAATAAATTGATAGACCCAAGAAGAATACCAAAATTCAAAGAATTAGATGATGTGCCATTGACCATGGATCTCTTCCAAAATCCTAAGATTACACAAAGGTTGAGAGAGTATAGATTTGCCCTTAAGGACTACAGAAACCCCATAGGAGAGCGTTATATTGTTGACAGGATAGAACCCCTTGATGACCTAGATACGAAGCGTATAACGCATATTATAGATTTGCATATTAAGGCTAAAAAGAAGATAGATCTTGATGAGTTTGACAAGTTATTAGAAGCATTGCTTGTTGATGAAGAAGGAGCTAAATATTAAGAAAGGAATTACAGCAGGAGCTTTTGATTTACTTCATGCAGGTCATGTGGCTATGTTTGAGGAAGCAAAAAGCGTTTGTGATCATCTGACAGTAGCTATCCAATTAGATCCAAGTATTGACAGATCGGAAAAGAACCCGCCAGTGCAGAGCATTGTAGAACGCCAAATTCAGGTCAAAGCTATCAGGTGGGTAGATGATATTATTGTTTATAACAGAGAAGAAGAGCTCAGAGATATTCTCAACACCCTGCCCTTAAATATTAGGATCATAGGAGCTGAATATAAAGGTAAGCCTTTCACTGGCAATGATATATGTAGAGACAGAGGTATAGAGATCTACTACAACTCAAGAGAGCACACATTCAGCTCATCAGAACTCAGGCTTAGAAAGGTCTCACAATAAGATCTTTTTTAGGAGATCTACCATCATAGATCACTAGCATAGTATCGTGCATAGAAGAGACCCTAGGGACATTCTGATCAACGAACTCACCCGCAGTATTATATCCAATAAACTTTACACGCCCATATAAGAACCTAATCTCACTTGCTTTGGGAAGAATATGTTTGTGAAATAGATTTGTAGATGTGGATACAGGAATAAGACAGACGCAGAGCTTTCCTTTTTTACTCTCAAGCCACGCCTTTTTAATAAACGCTTCCTTTGTAAATCTCTCATAGGGTGGATTTACATAGTTTCTCTGACCCCAATCTTTTGACAAGGTGCACTCAGTAGCATGAAGCGGACATGGATCATAATCAAAATCAAATTCATCATTTAGGATCTCATATAATTTAGGTGGAGTTTCCCAGTGATCTGAATGTTCTAATGCTCTTATTTTTGGCATAGCAATATTCTACATGACAGATCGGAATATATAAACTGGAATTACTAGATGTTTTTTATTTTGACTAGATATTGTGCTAATCTAGGTCATGGGATACTATATATGCAATGAGTGTCTATTGACAAACAGGATATAAGTAGTTATGGACCAAAAAATATGGGAGACATGATGGAATCTTTTAATGAAGAAAAATCAGCTGCCCTAGCCAGTGAGCAAATTTCATACGAAGATTCTAAAGAGAATTGCAGCAAAGAAGAAATAAGAAGAGATGTATTCTCTACGGCAGACGAAGCTAGAGAGAGAGCAAAGGAAATAGGTTGTGAGGGTATTCACTCTCATTCAGAAGATGGGCAAGAGATCTTCATGCCCTGCTCAACACATGATGAATATGTAGAAGCTACAGGAGAAGATGTGAAAGCAGATTCAGAGTTCCTAGAGTTTAAGTCCAGTATCAAAGCCTATGATGATGAAGATGAAGATAAAGACTACGGCAGTTTTGAAGGATACGGATCTGTATTCGGCAACAAAGATCTTGGTAATGATGTAATAGAGACAGGAGCTTTTGCCAAATCCCTAAAAAGAAAAAAACCCCATAATGTAAAACTCTTATATCAACACAAAACAGATATGCCAATCGGTGTATTTGACGAAATCAAAGAAGATGATCACGGCTTATATGTAAAAGGTAGACTTGCTTTGAAAACACAAGCAGGTCAGGAAGCATATGAGCTAATGAAAATGGGTGCACTTGATGGTCTAAGTATTGGATTCAGAGTGAACCCTGAGCAAGTTTCTTACGATAAACGCAACAGAAGGCGTTATATCAAAGAAGTAGATCTAATGGAAATATCCTTAGTGACCTTCCCTATGAACCCGAAGGCAACTATCAGGTCAGTGAAGGCTAAGGAGATGACCATCAGAGAGTGGGAAAATGGACTGCGAGACGCTTTCAATCTATCCCGTTCAGAAGCGAAGGTTGCTGCAGCTGCAGTGACAAAATCATTTGACGATACTCAGCGAGAGGTTGAGACCGCAAATGCTGAATTGGTAGAAGCCATAACAAACTTAACTAAAACCTTAAAATCATAGGAGATTATTATGTCGGAAGATGTAAAAACTGCTATCAATGAAATGGGCAAAACCTTTGAAGAATTTAAAAAGGTAAATGACCAAAGACTTGAAGCGATTGAAAAAGGTGAAAGCGTTGCTGACTTAGATGAGAAGATGTCTAAGATTGAGTCCAAACTAGACTCTCTTGAAGAAGTAAATCAAAAACTAAGCCTAGCAGAGCAATCATCTAATGAGGTCAAGGAGCAAGTAGAGAAATTAGAGACAGTCATTAAAAGACCTAACTCAGGTTTCTCAACTAAGCAAGTTGACGAATATATGGGTGCTTTTGACAAATATTGCAGAAAGGGAATTGACTCTCTTGACGCAATGGAACGCAAAGCACTTACAGTAAGCAATGATTCTACTGGTGGTTATTTAGCACCGCCTGAGTATGTCAGAGAGCTGTTAAAAACAGTGACTGAGATCTCACCTATTAGATCTATTGCTAGAGTAAGATCAACTGGACAAAGATCTATTCAGATCCCTAAAAGGACTGGACAGTTTGCTGCTCAGTGGGTTTCAGAAAGTGGAACAAGATCAGAAACAAGTGGTTATCAAGTAGGACTTGAAGAGCTACCTGCACATGAGCACTACGCTCTAGTAGATATCTCTGAGCAAGACTTAGAAGATACAGTGTTTGATCTTGAAGCTGAAATGCAATCAGAGTTCAGTGAGCAATTTGCTAAAGCTGAAGGTGCTGCATTTGTAAGCGGTAATGGTGTTGGTAAGCCTGAAGGCTTCATGTCTAACAGCAATGTTGGTGAAGTAGTATCAGGAAGCGGAACAGCAATTACAGCTGACAGCTTAATTTCATTGGTTCACAACATTAAATCTGAATATGGCAAAAATGGTGTATTTGTATTCAACAGATCAACATTGGCAGCTATTAGGAAGTTAAAAGATACTGCAGGTCAGTATGTGTTCCAAGCAGGTATGAGCCTACAAGGTGGTGCTACAAACACTATCTTAGGTTATCCATATATTGAAGCTAGTGATATGCCTTCAGTTGGTGCGGGTGCTTATCCCGTTGCTTTCGGAGACTTCTCAAGAGCTTATATGATTGTGGATAGAGTAGCGTTAGCGGTTCTAAGAGATCCATTCACACAAGCTACAACTGGTAATGTTAGATACATTGCAAGGCGTAGAGTTGGTGGTCAAGTGGTTCAAGCTGAAGCGATTAACAAATTAAAAATAGCAGCTAGTTAATAGGAGTAAGTAATGCAAGATTTAAGTAATAACATCAAATTAATGCAATCTTTAGCTCCTGCTGTCCGTGACGCAGACGCTAACGGAGACGGAGTTGATATCAAAGGTTATGAAAATGTAGCCATTGTTGTTGACTCAGGCGTTGAAGGTATCACATTAAGTGGCACAAACAAGATTGAGTTTGAATTAGAGCACTCTGATGATAACTCTTCTTGGAGTGACGCAGAATCTGCTGATGTAAACGGATCACTTGGTTCAGGTGGTTTGTTCTTAACATTAGACGATAATGCCGAATCTCCGCAGATCTCAGAAATTGAATATTTAGGTTCAAAGAGATATGTGAGAGTTGTTGCTAACTTTAGTGGCACACACGGAACAGGAACACCTTGTTCAGCATTTGTAATTCTTGGTAAGCCAAGACACGCACCTGCTTAATAGGAGTTGTATTGTTTAGAGGGGTGGTAAAACACCCCTCACTTTAAAAGGAATAATTATGAGTAGAAAGTTTAAAATCATAGTCCCAAAACCCGCAGCAAGTAATGAGCTTGGAACAGAGATAGAGCTTCTCAAAGCAGACGAAATTGTAGAGTCTAAAGGTGATTGGCATGACTCAATCCTTGATCAATTTGTTGAGAATGGTTGGGCAATGGAAGTCAAAGTAGATTCTGCTGACGAAGTAGTAGAAGTTGAAGCTGAGATCAAAAGAGCAAGAAATGAAGATGGAACTTTAAAAGGTGATGATCCTGAAACTCCTGATGTCAACGAAGCATGGGAAGGCGGGAAAGCACCAGTGAAGAAAGCTGCAAAGAAGAAAACTACTAAAAGAACTACTAAGAAAAAAGCATAAGAGCACTTTTCTTGGTATGATTAAAATAGCAGAAGCTAGAGTTTAGAAATGGTAGACACCATGCGATTTATAGGATTATTTTATGGCAGCAGGTTATCATCATTTCATATTAGAGCAAGGAGCTACTTTTAGGCAGATTCTGACCTTAAAGGACAGCTCAGGTAATCTTATAAATCTTACTGGATATCCATCAGCAGAGATGGATCTCAGACGAAATCAAGACGATTCCTCAGAAGTAATCACCCTCACAACTGCAAATAGCAGAATAACATTAGGTGGTTCGGCAGGAACAATAACACTAGAAATATCCGCAACAGACACCGCAGCTCTTACAGTTGGTGATGGTGTCTATGATCTTGAGCTTGTAGATAGCTCAAACAGAACTCTAAGGATCATGGAAGGGACATATTCTATTAGAGGAAATGTAAGCAGATGAGCATTATAGATAGCATAACAATTACCGATAACACAAACATAAGTGTAGTCACTGTTGCTACACAAGGTCCGTCAGGTCCAAATCAGATCCTATCTAAATCGGTAAACAATATAACGCTATCCTCAAGTGATAATGGTGGTGCTCTAATCTATGATTCAGGCAACGGAGTTTGGACTGTATCAACACAAGGATCTTCACCAACAGTAAAAGTCAGAGAATTAACATTTAGCGGGGGTGGAGTAGCTGTCACGCAGATCCTAGACGAAGATAATCTAGGCTCTAACAGTGCTTCTAGCCTTGCTACGCAACAATCTATCAAAGCCTATGTAGATGGTCAGATTGCCAATATAGACGCTCTGAGCGTGTCTGACGGCTCTACAAGCATAGAAATACTTACTGCAAGTGAAACATTAGGAATCATTGGTGGAACAGGTGTCACATCTGCTGCCAGTGGCAACAATATCACTCTCAGTATTGGTCAAGCTGTTGGAACAACAGATAATGTGACCTTCAACAATGTTGTAGTCTCAGGAAACTTAACAGTCTCAGGAACTCAGACTACTCTAAACACTGCAACGCTATCAGTAGCAGACAATAAGATTGTTTTAAACTCTGACTATAGCGGAGACTCCCCTACAGAAAATGCAGGTATAGAGGTTGAGAGAGGGACTCAAGCAAACAAATCTTTTGTTTGGAATGAGACAGATGACAGGTGGTCTGCAGGAAGCGAGTCCATATCTGCCAACAGCTACTTTGTAGGATCTACAGAGATCATAGATAGTAGTGGTAATTACACTGGTCCATCATCAGGTCTAAAAGGTCAGAAGGGTGAGGTTGGTGTCACTGGTCCAACAGGCACAAAAGGTCAGAAAGGAGAAGCAGGAGAGAAAGGACAGAAAGGTCAGTTTGGTAATACAGGAAATACAGGACCAACTGGACCGACAGGACCAACAGGATCAACAGGAAGTAAAGGTCAGAAAGGCGAGATAGGTGACAAAGGACAGAAGGGGGAAGTTGGTGTTCAAGGTGTCACTGGAGACAAAGGTCAAAAAGGAGAAATTGGAGCAACAGGTAATACAGGAGACAAAGGTCAAAAAGGAGAAGTAGGTCAGAAAGGACAGACTGGAAGCACTGGAGCTACTGGCGATAAGGGTCAGAAAGGAGAAATAGGTGCAACAGGAGACAAAGGACAAAAAGGAACTACGGGATCTACAGGACCTACAGGCAGCACTGGACCAACTGGATCAACTGGTTCTACAGGCGATAAAGGTCAAAAGGGAACTACTGGAGATACAGGACAGACTGGTGACAAAGGTCAGAAAGGTCAACTAGGAACAACTGGACCTCAAGGTGATCAGGGTGTCACTGGACCAACAGGACCTACTGGTAATACAGGGGACAAAGGTCAGAAGGGTCAAGGTGGTGATAAAGGACAGAAAGGAGAAGTTGGTGTCACTGGTAATACAGGACCAACTGGATCTACTGGTAGTAAAGGTCAAAAAGGACAGATCGGGAATTTTGGTGGTCAGACATTTAATTATGATTTTGCCACAAATACTGCAGATTCAGATCCAACAGCAGGGAAGCTGAAGTTCAATAATGCCAATCTCTCATCAGCAACAACTATGTTCATTGATGATGTTGATGATGGCGGAACAGACATACAGTCATTCCTCAGAACTATAGATGATTCAAATTCTACAATTAAGGGTCATGTCAGAATATCTAATAGAGTAGACGCAAATGATTTTGCCATGTTCTCTATTGGTGGAGCTATCACTGAAGCGTCAGGATATTTCAAAGTCCCAGTATCTTATGTATCAGGTTCAGCAACTTCTTTTAGTGCTGATGAAGAAATAGTAGCAACATTTGCTAGGACTGGTGACATAGGAGATACAGGTGCTAAAGGACAAAAAGGTGAAACAGGAGCTCAAGGACCGACAGGATCTCAGGGTGCAAAGGGTCAAACAGGATCTACAGGCGATACTGGACCTACTGGAGCACAAGGATCAACAGGTCCTACAGGTCCAACTGGAGCGACTGGTCCTGCAGGGACAGATGGCTCAGATGGTTCTAAAGGTCAGAAGGGACAACAAGGACAATCAATTACTGGCGACAAAGGGCAGAAAGGTGAAGCAGGACCTACAGGAGCAGCAGGAAATGACGGATCTGATGGAACAGATGGAAGCAAAGGACAGAAAGGTGAGATTGGAGCTACAGGAGATCAAGGACAAAAGGGATCAACTGGTGCAGCAGGTCCAAGCGGATCTGATGGAAATGATGGCTCTGATGGTAGTAAAGGACAGAAAGGTCAAGCGGGAAATAACGGATCTAATGGATCAGATGGAGTTGATGGTGACAAAGGTCAGAAAGGACAAACAGGATCTACTGGACCTACTGGACCACAAGGAACTCAAGGGGATCAAGGAATTGCAGGAGACAAGGGTCAGAAGGGTGAAGTAGGCACAACTGGTCCACAAGGCTCAACAGGACCTGCAGGACCTACAGGTAGTGCAGGTAGTGATGGATCAAAGGGTCAAAAGGGAGAAGTAGGATCTCAAGGCTCTACAGGTCCAACAGGACCGCAAGGTGATCAAGGACAAAAGGGTCAAACAGGTTCAACAGGTAGTGCAGGTGATAAAGGACAAAAGGGTGAAATCGGAGTCACTGGAGATAAAGGACAAAAAGGGACAACAGGATCTACAGGTAGCCAAGGACCTTCAGGACCTACTGGTGGAGATGGTCCTACTGGTCCACAAGGCAGCAAGGGACAAAAAGGTGAAGTTGGTAGCACTGGATCGCAAGGCGACACTGGAGCTACTGGACCAACAGGTCCTGCAGGACAAAAAGGATCAACAGGTAATACAGGACCTACTGGTCCTACAGGACCGCAAGGAAACGCAGGAACTGATGGTTCAGATGGTTCTAAGGGACAAAAAGGTGAAGTAGGCTCTACAGGACCTACAGGATCTACAGGTCCAACAGGAAATACAGGAAGCACTGGAGACAAGGGACAGAAAGGACAGACTGGAAATACAGGAAATACTGGTCCAACTGGTCCTACTGGTCCTGCAGGTTCAGATGGAGATGATGGTAGTAAAGGTCAAAAAGGTGAGGTAGGCTCAACAGGTTCTAAAGGTGAGAAAGGTCAAAAAGGACAAACTGGCGGGACTGGTCCTACAGGTTCTACTGGTCCATCAGGTAATGATGGTAATGACGGCTCAAAAGGTCAAAAGGGTGAAGTAGGAGCTGCAGGAAGCAACGGATCAGACGGATCTAAGGGTCAGAAAGGGCAAACAGGAAATACTGGTTCTACAGGCTCTCAGGGCGATACAGGACCTACTGGACCTACGGGTTCTAAGGGACAAAAGGGTCAAACTGGTAATACAGGTTCTACAGGATCTGCAGGATCTAAAGGTCAAAAAGGTGAGGTTGGATCACAAGGAAACACTGGTCCTACAGGACCTGACGGACCTACAGGACCTACAGGCTCTACAGGAAGTAAGGGACAGAAGGGACAAACAGGTGCGACAGGACCACAAGGAGCTCAAGGCGATACAGGTCCGACAGGCAGCACTGGTTCTAAAGGACAGAAAGGAACAACAGGAAACACTGGATCAACAGGTCCAACTGGAAGTAAGGGTCAGAAAGGTGAGGTAGGTAATACAGGTCCAACAGGTCCGACAGGATCTACTGGAACAGGTATTACTATGGAAGGTCAGGTTGCCCAAACAAGCAATCTTCCTTCTTCAGGCAATACAAAAGGTGACGCTTATATTGTTCAGGCAGATGACTCATTACATATTTGGGACGGAAGCCAATGGGTAAGCGGTGGATCAATTCAAGGTCCTCAAGGATCTAAGGGACAAAAAGGAACTACTGGTGGAACAGGACCAACTGGATCAACTGGACCTACAGGTCCTACAGGAAATGACGGAGATACTGGACCGACTGGATCTACAGGGGACAAAGGGCAAAAAGGTCAAACAGGCTCTACTGGTCCAACTGGATCAACTGGTCCACAAGGTAGCACTGGTCCAACAGGAGATAAAGGTCAGAAGGGAACTACTGGCTCAACAGGATCTACTGGTCCAACGGGTTCTACTGGACCTACAGGAGCAAAAGGTCAGAAAGGAGAAGTAGGAGCTCAGGGATCTCAAGGAGATACTGGTCCAACTGGTCCAACAGGAAGCAAAGGACAGAAGGGAACTACAGGTAATACTGGCTCTACTGGACCAACTGGCGGAACTGGTCCGACTGGTGCTAAAGGTCAAAAGGGTCAAACAGGAAATACAGGTGCTACAGGTCCTGCGGGTAGCAATGGAAGTAATGGATCTAAGGGACAGAAAGGAGAAGTAGGATCAACAGGTGCTCAAGGCGACACTGGTCCAACAGGACCGACTGGTTCAACTGGACCTACTGGATCTACAGGACCAACTGGATCTAAAGGTCAGAAAGGAACTACAGGTTCTACAGGTTCTACTGGACCAACTGGACCTGCAGGTTCAAACGGCTCTAATGGAGACAAGGGACAAAAAGGACAAACTGGTGCAACAGGTAGCACTGGACCTACAGGTCCTGCAGGATCAAATGGATCAAATGGATCTAAAGGTCAGAAGGGTCAAACAGGTAATACGGGATCAACAGGACCAACAGGGTCAACAGGACCAACTGGTCCTACTGGTGGAACAGGACCTACAGGTTCTAAAGGGCAGAAAGGTCAGACAGGAGCTACAGGTCCGACAGGTGGAACAGGTCCTACAGGCTCAACAGGTTCTAAGGGTCAGAAGGGACAGACTGGTAATACTGGTGGAACAGGTCCTACAGGTGGAACTGGTCCTACTGGACAGAAAGGTCAAAAGGGACAGACAGGTGCTACAGGTCCTACTGGTTCAACAGGACCAACAGGATCAGCAGGATCTAATGGTTCAAAAGGACAGAAAGGTCAAACAGGTAATACAGGCGGAACTGGACCTACAGGTCCGCAAGGCGGAACTGGTCCAACAGGATCTACAGGACCTACAGGTCAGAAAGGACAGAAGGGTCAAACTGGTGGAACAGGTCCTACTGGACCGACAGGACCTACTGGTGGTGCAGGACCAACTGGACCGCAGGGTGGAACTGGACCTACAGGATCAACTGGTCCAACTGGTGCAAAAGGACAAAAAGGTCAAAAGGGTGCTACTGGTTCACAAGGTGGAACAGGACCTACTGGTGGCACTGGTCCGACAGGTCCAACAGGTCCAACAGGTCCTTCAGGATCTAATGGTTCAAATGGTTCAAAGGGTCAGAAAGGTGCTACAGGTCCGACAGGTCCTGCAGGATCTAATGGAACTAATGGATCTAATGGTGCGAAAGGTCAGAAGGGTCAAGCAGGTTCTAATGGTAGTAATGGTGGGACAGGTCCAACTGGACCAACTGGTCCAACTGGTTCAACAGGAGCTAAGGGTCAAAAAGGACAAACAGGTTCAACAGGACCTAGCGGTGGAACAGGACCAACAGGACCGACAGGACCTTCAGGTGGTTTCACAACTAACTCAAATGCAAGAGTCAATAGTCTAGGCGTTAATACCAATGCCAGTGGAACAGCAGGTGAGATTAGAGCTACAAATAATATAACAGCTTACTATTCTGATGAACGCCTAAAAGATATTGAAGGCACAATCAAGAACGCAGTTGAAAAAGTCATGCAGCTGAACGGCTACTACTACACTGAAAATGAAGTAGCTAAGGAGCTTGGCTATGACAACGATAGATTGCAGGTAGGGGTAAGTGCTCAGGAAGTAGAGAAAGTGCTCCCTGAAGTCATTACAGAAGCTCCTATAGACCCTGAATACATCACTGTATGGTATGACAAACTGATTCCATTGCTCATAGAAGCAATCAAAGAATTAGCAGTAGATTCACACGCTCCAAAAGGATTGCAAGACCTAGATGGCTATGAGGACCTAGAGGAGAGACTTCAGAAGTTAGAGGATAAGTAATGGCTTACAGATTTGAAGTTCCGACTGCAGATCAGGTTTCACAATGGTCAACAGACGGCACATTCAATCAGCTTTGGGAAGATTCTAAAGACTATGTAAATAGTGGCAATCAACCTTTTGCAGAAGATGTGACAGATGATCAAAAGCGTGATTATTTCATCACTAGATTTCAGGCAACTTATAGTGGGTTCTCTCAACAACCTGCAAATCAAACTCTGTCAATGGTAGCTGCCTATGATGATGAAAAGCTCATTGGTATTTATATGGGATACATAAATAGTGATGATACTTCTTGGAATCTAGTTCTTACCTTATTCAGTCCAAACAAAGCAGGTAGCCGTGGATATATTTATGATGATGGATATACAAGCGGTCTTGTGGCTCTTTGGAAATCCTTATCATGCGACAGATTAATTATATGGACTTCTCTTGGAACGCAGATGGCTTTCAGAGCTGCTTCTAACAACACCTATAACAAACTTAGTAATTGTTATGAGCCAGTGATCATAGAAGAGAATGTAGAGCTTCATCATTATTACAAGCGTCCTGCATTTGAATCACCCCCTGATTTTGAAGGCAATTCTGTCACTGTTCCTGAAGAGGTGGTTTATGATTACTACACAACAGAAAACAAATTTACATTGGTGTTCAAATGACAACAACTTACTATGGCAGCGGAATACAAGCAGACGGAATTAGAGATCTAGTTCTTAATCATGGCGGTAATGGCAGCACTGCTTCAGTTCCTATGAACTCACAAAAACTGTATGAAAGAGAACCAGTTAGAAATGGCTCTAAAGCAGTGACTACAAACACAACAACAACTGCCCATCAATGGAATGACTTTAGAGGAATGATAAAGTCAAAGGCAAGTGGTGGAGCTGCTTCATGGACTTCAGGGTCAGGAAAATCGTCAATAACTAACAGCTTGTCAGGGTGGTTTACTACTGGTGGGTGCTCTTGTATGAGCCTTGGTAATGTTAGTATTCAAAGAGGTGCTTGTTATGACGGCACTTCAACCTTCACAAATACATCTATTGCTTTTAGTAATATTGCTCCAAATGGTAATTCAAATAAGAATTGGTGTGGGTGGGCAACATTATCTTCATCAGGTTTCGGTGTAGGATTTTCTCTAGTTATGGCATTTGAAGGTAGTGGTTCTTCTACATCTGATACAGATTGGACTAGCTTTATATATTCTGTTGATATTGAAAATGACTACACAACAGGTGCTTTTTATACATCAGCATACATGAGTTCTGTTCTTGTCTTTGAAGCCTTTAGAAACCTTGCAGGTGTGTCAGAGCAAGGCGGTAGAGAACGATATGTGTGGGCAAATCAAATAGGTCCTTTGCAGAATAACACTACATCTGCCGACTTCATGTATTGGATCAAGTTTACTTAATAGACTTTTAGATCTCTTTAAGTCATACTGTCATATAGCAATTAAGCCAGTTGGCAAGGTCTATATGAACAGTTTGTGGCAAATGTGGGAAGCCGAATTATCAGAAGAAGAAGTCAAAAAGATAATCACTGAATGTGAGCTCTATGATCCGCAGATCGCAAAAGTTGGAAATGATAGCAGCGACTCAAAAGACTCTATAAGAAGAAGCACTGTCAGATGGGTCAATGCCTATGATCAGGACTCAAAGTTTATCTATGATCTTATATGGAGATACGCCAACATAGCCAACAGAGCAGCTTTCGGTTTTGAGATAAGTCAGCTGCATGATGTCCAATACACAATCTATGAAGCAGAAAACGAAGGCTTCTATGATTGGCACTTTGATACTTTTTGGGGTAATCAATCTACCTATGACAGAAAACTAAGCGTCACAATTCAGCTTAGTGACAGTCAAGATTATGAGGGTGGAGACTTCAAAATAGATCCACAATACGAGCAACCAAATACAGACAAGCTCCGACAAAAGGGAACAATCTTTGTATTCCCATCATTCTTAAGGCACATGGTAGAACCAGTCTCAAAAGGCACTAGAAGATCTCTAGTAGCTTGGGTAGAAGGACCAAAGTTCAGATGAAGTATTTTATAGAGATAGGATCTTGTGATTTTGACACCAACATAGACCTAATAACTACTGGTAGTTGGAAAGGAGTTATGTGTGAACCTGCAGAGCTCTACCGCAATAATTTAGAGACATTGGTCAAAGACAATCGCTACAGATCTAATTTGGAGATTTTGCCCTATGCAATCAGTGATTATGATGGAGAAATCCTATTTGGAGAAGCTCAGGACAGCTCAGAAGGCTCTAGGAGCTTAGGTTCATGGCGTAGAGGTATCTCAAGTATCCTTGAAGAAAATCACAAGGGAGAACGCTTATTTGACCTTGCTAACAACAAACAATTTCTTGCAAAAGAATACAGAGTTCCTTGTTGGACTCTTGATACTTTGATCAAGTTTACAGGCTACAAACACATAGATTATTTGAAAATAGACACGGAAGGACATGAGATGAATATCCTTGAGAGCTATTCTTGGAACATAAAACCTTCTCTAATTAAACTTGAGCACTCTCATATAGATGATTTGTATGCAAAGAACTTCTTAGAAGCTCTTGGGTATATGGTCTATGTAGAAGAGTCAGACATTTATGCACTCAGATGAAAAAGATTGTCATATCACTAAGAAAAAGAACAGATAGAAAGCAGGAGTTTCAAAAGAATAAGCTGCAGAACTTTGAATATATTGAAGCTGTAGATGGTGATAATTTTGTATTCCGCAACTTTAGAGCTAGAGAAGGGTGGGTAGATCCATTCAAAAATAGACCTCTGCTCCAAAACGAGGTGGCTTGTTTCATATCTCACTACAATGCTTGGCAAAGAGTCTTAGAAACGCAGCAACCTTGTATCATCATGGAAGATGACGCAATCATTAATGAGCACTGGAATGAAGAATATTTTGAAAGTCTTGTAGAAGATTGGGACTTTGTATATCTGCAACGCAACGAGAATGAGCCTACATTAGTCTCACCAGTAGAAAAAGATCCAAAGCTAGAGATCCCCTACTATCCTTACAATCTTACTGCTTATCTTATAAAGCCTGAGACAGCTGCATTTCTTGTAGGTCAATTTGATCAAAGAGATATGATCCCAGTAGATGAGTGGATTCCGCAATTCATCAGATCTACACCTCTTAGATTTGCTGCCTTAAAACAAGACGCTTGTAATCAATTACCTAGATCTATGGGTGACATAGAAAACGCTAGACCCTTCCGACACTATCAAGTTCATGCTGTCACTTGCGGAACAGATCGGAAAAAGTGTGAAAAGCTAATGACCAGTGCAAGACACCATGGAGTCAATGTCATAAATATCGGCACAAATGTTGATTGGAAAGGGACTGACATGAGTGCTATGGGCGGTGGTATGAAGATAAACTTGATGAGAGAGTGGATCAAAACTATCAATCCGCATGATGTAGTGCTGTTTACAGACGCTTATGATGTGTTTTATGCAGATGATATTGAGACTATCCATGAGAGATACTTGGAAATGGACAGCTCAATCATCTTTAGTGGAGAGCTCTATTGTTATCCTGATCCATCATTAGCTGATAAATTTCCTGAAGGACCTACAAGATTTCGGTATATCAACAGCGGAACTTATATCGGTAAAGCAATGGATCTCAGAATATTGCTGTCAGCTGAAGATATTGCAGATGATGGTGATGATCAGCTCTATATGCACAAAGCCTTTTTGAGTGGCAAATACAATATCTCAATAGACTATGAATGTTATATCTTCCAAACAAACTTTGACGGAGCACAAAAGCTAGGACACCAGTTGCATAATCCTGAGACTAAATGCTGTCCTTGTATTTATCATGGCAATGGTGGTGAAAGTGCAAAGCCTAAGTTTGATGATTTATATCAACAGTTTTTCCCCAAGACAGATTCCTTGTGGATAAAACACAAAGGCAAAGTCAAGCAGCTGCGTGATGATATGTTGATGGTAGAGTTTATGACTCAGGAGCAGTGTGAAAGGCTCATAGAGATTGCTGACGCTCATGGTGGGTGGGGATCTTTAGAATATGACAAGTTTCCTGCACAAGAAATTAGACTATCTGAGCTGAAATTATTTGATGATCTCAACAGACATTGGCAGGAAAACATTGTTCCTATTGTGGAAAACTATTGGAAACCTCTTCAGATGTATGGCTTGAGGGACGCATTTGTAATGAGATATGCAATGGATACTCAGACAGATCTGAAATTGCACCATGACGCAGCTTTAGTCACTGGATCAGTCAAATTAAATGACGATTATGAAGGTGCGGAGCTTATATATCCACGCCAAACATTCTCAAATAAAGATGTCCCAGTAGGTAATATGATCCTATTTCCATCAGCTGTCACCCATGGACATGAGTGTCTGCCATTAACTAAGGGAACAAAGTATAGTTTGACAATATGGTCATGTCGGTATGTTGGTGATACAATCTAGTGAATATGGAAAATGTAAATAGAACATTTAGAGAAGAACAGTCAGACGGCTCATTTAAAGAATATGATGTAGAGAAGTTCTCTCAAGAAGGTCAAAGACACTTCTATCTTCTTGGCAAAGTCCAACAAGATTTGCAGGAAACTTCTGATAGATACCTCATATTAAAAGAAGCAGAATCTAGCTTGATCAGCAAAATAAAAGATCAGCTAAATGATGATTCAATTATCAAGGAGCAAGAAGATGACAGCAAAGACGGCAAAGAGCAGGATTGATCAGCACGAAGAAATATGTGCACTCAGATATAAGAGTATTGAAGATCGCTTAGAGTCAGGCTCTGCTAGATTCATTCGCCTTGAACAAATGATATGGGGACTCTACGCCCTGATAATTGGATCTCAATTATTAGGAGTGTTTATATAATGTCAGGCATATCAGTAGTCCAAGAACCCGCACAAGAACCAGTCACGCTACAAGAAGTAAAAGAATATTTAAGAGTAGAAGATAGCACTGACGAGAGAGTCATTAGACCTTTCATAGAAGCTGCAAGAAGAGTTGCAGAAGAACACTTAGGTAGAACCCTAGTATCAACAACATTCAGACAATTTATTGACTCACTTGATGAGTTAGAAGATCCATTATGGGAAGGTGTCCGCCAAGGTCCATATCTCAACTACTACAAGAATTATATTGTATTAGCGAAAGGACCAGTCACCTCTGTCACCCATGTAAAAACATATAATGATGATGATGTAGCAACAACATTTGCTGCGTCAAAGTATTATGTAGATAACGCTAGAGAACCTGCGAGAATAGTCTTAAGGCAAGGGGAGACGCTACCCTCTGCTCTGAGAGTGGCTAACGCCATTGAGATTGAATATGTTGCAGGGTATAGCTCTATATATTCAGTTCCTGAACCAATTAGATTGGGTATTCTGCAGCATATCGCTCACTTATACGAACATAGAGGAGACATGGGCAACTATTTAGAAGCTAGATTGATTCCTACAATGATCAAAACATTGTATGCACCTTATGTAATTCATAAGGGTTTGGGATCTAGTTCTCTAATGTCCGTTGGATAGATGGCAGGTAAAAAGACAGGCATATCAGTAGGAAGGCTAAGATATAAAGTAGCACTTCAATCAGCTGCAGGAGCTTCTGATGGAGCAGGTGGATACACTGAATCATGGTCCACAATAGCTAATCTCTTTGCTGACATAAGACCTACAGGCGGTGACGAAGCCTATAGACAGGGCAAAGTCCAAGATAAGGTCACTCATAGGATCTTTATCAGATACAGATCCGATATCAAAACGAGCTATAGAATCAGCTACGATTCTAGGATCTTCAACATTCAATCAATACTAAATTTAGATGAGAGAGATAGGTGGTTAGAGCTTACTTGTAGCGAAGGAGAAGCTGCCTAATGGCTACTTATAAGTCAGCTGATGAATTGATCAAGGCTATGGAAAAAAGGCTTACAGCAGGAGCTAAGAAGAGCTCTAAGAAGGTAGTCACCAAGGCTACTCTTTTAGTTCAGAACACTGCTAAAGAATCTGTAAAGCAAAAAGGGACGGGTAGAGTTTATAGAAAATATAATCCTAATAGAGTTCATCAGGCTTCATCACCAAACAATCCACCTGCTACTGATACAGGTTTCTTAAGTGCAAATATAACTATGAATATCAGAACTGGACATGATGGTTCTGTTATTGGACAAGTAATATCTGCAGCTCCATATTCAGCTGCATTAGAATTTGGCACAAAAGATATGTTAGCTCTTGGTGGTCCAAGACCATTTATGCAACCTGCACTAGAAAAGAATAAAAAGAAAATAGTCAAAATGTTTAAAGATGAGGGGATATTCAAATGAGCATAGGTCAATTTGCATTTCAAACTGCTATATTTAATGCCCTTAATGTAAGTGCTATAACTTCCGATCTGTCATGTGCCGTGACTAATCAACCTCTGCAGAATCAATCTTATCCATTCATTACAATAGGCGAAGAAACTTCAGTTGATTATTCAACAAAAGATCTTGTTGGTGGAGAATATACAGTGAATCTTGATGTGTGGTCTCAATACAAAGGATCAAAAGAAGTCAAGCAAATTATGGACAAGATTCACGATTTGTTGCATGATAGTAGCATTAGTGTTAGTGGTTTTAATCTCATTAACTTGAGATTTGAGTTCGCTGATATAATGAGAGACCCAGATGGTGTCACTAGACATGGAGTCATGCGATTCCGAGCAATAATATTAGGTTAAGCTAATTTATTTATAGGAGAAAAAAATGGCAGCACAAAAAGGTCTTGATATGTTATTGAAGATCAACACTAGCGGAAGCTCTTATGCAACTGTTGGTGGTCTTAGATCAACTTCAATTACACTGAATGACGAAAGCGTTGATATAACTAATAAGGATAGTGCAGGTCACAGAACCTTATTAGCGGGTGGTGGAATGAACTCTGTTTCTATCTCAGCTTCAGGTGTCTTTACAGACGCTTCAACAGAGGAGACAGTTAGAGCAGCTTTCTTTGCACAACAAAATACATCTGATGGTTCATCAGCACAAACTCCTGCTTTTAAAAATTTCCAATTCTTGATTCCTGATTTCGGAACTCTTACAGGTTCTTTTCAGATCACATCATTGGAATATGCAGGTGAGTATAATGGTGAAGTGACTTACAGTATGTCTTTTGAATCTGCAGGTTATATAACATACGCAGCAGTATAAGGATAGATTATGGCTTGGAAACAAGTAATAGTTAAAATAGGAAAAGATAAATATGAGTCCATGATGGACGATAATGAATTTATTGAAATGCCCAATGCTGTTGAAATCGGTTCGGTTTTGAATGTTGATGGAAAGGATCTCAAGGTCCTTTCATCATCAGTAATACTATCGGGAGATATGCTAAGAATCCATGTTGCAGGTGCAACCTCTAAACAGGAGAAATCAGATGACGGAAGTAAACAAGCTGAGGGGTGAAACCCTAGTCAATCTAGCAGGTAAAGATTACAAGGCTAGAATAACTATTAACTCTATCATGCAGATAGAGGATCAAGTTGGTATGGGCATAATCAAACTAGCTCAGATGATGAGCGAGGGGGATATTAGAATGTCTCATATAGTAAAAGTTTTAACCCCTGCGTTGAGGGGTGGTGGTAATGATTTGCAAGAACCGCAGATCATAAATTTAATTGAAAAGACAGGAGTGGTAAACGCTACAGCTGTAGTGGCACAACTTCTTGCTTCAACTCTAACTGACAATTCAGAGGAAAAGACAGACGAGGGAAAGCCACAAGAGGGAGAATAACAAGTGATTCCCTTCCCATCAAACGCTTCTATCAAGTATGTGTGGGCATGATGGGACAGTCTCCTAGTATTTTTTGGGAATCATCACCGATTGAAGTCTACATGGCTATTGATGGCTTTACCGAGTTCAATAACCCTGAGCATAGCAAAAAAGAAAAGCCTATGACCTCAGATAGAATGAAAGAACTTATGGAGCTATACCCTGACTAATGGCTACACCGATTGACAAACTCTTAGTAGAGATCCGAGC